ATACACCTTAGATTTGTTAAATCCTTAATGCATCCATGTTTCCCATCCTCTAGCCACTCAATTCATTGCGACCCTCTTATTACGAAGTCTTCTAGCAGCCGATAATCACTTAAGACCATCAACCGCCTTGAACTCCTTAACAGGAGGCTCACTCCCCTTCTCCACTTTACGTACTGCTCTGGCCGGAAGGTCAACAATACTTGAAAGTCCCTCACAAGATAACTCAGCTTTCGCTAAGTCATCCAGAGAGAGATCCTCTATCACTTCTTGACCTACATGATCCAATCTTTTACGGACGGGGTCCATATGAACTTTAACATGATCATATATATCCCATCACAATTGATCCATTGCCTGTTGCAACTCACAAAGCCCTTTTGGGGCCCCGAGAGGAGTTTCAGACCAACCGGAACAGATGATTTTACAAATATTGTCTGCAATTTTGGAACAAATGGCATCGTTGGCGTCCGCACTTGAAAAAAATCTAATTCAAGTACGTTTGATATGAAAGAGAGATTTGGCCTTTAAGTAAGGTCAAAGCTCCCTCCATATCTGACGTAGAGTCGATGATACCCCCATTTGTATGTCCTTTCCAGCCAAGTACCTATCAATCCAAAACCTAATGGCTTTAGATCTCAAATCGGTAGATACCATGACTAGTGGTTTTACCCTAGCCCTTGACTCACTAATTAGAGCCAAGAAGTAAGGTTCCAACCCAAGTTGTGTTTTCGCACCAAACATAGATCATAAAGCGACTATAGACAGGTTTAATTGCCCATAATCCCAACGTCTATGCCGTAGTATATTTGCTAATCATTCCCCCGAGGCAGAGCCAATACCACGCACCAATAATTGATGTGCTATATTAACTCTCCCAAGGAAAGAATTCTCAGAAATAAACATACGTCAAGAAAGGGCCGAAACGTCCATTCCACGATGTCCTGTTACCTTCGCGAATTCGAAAGTTTCATTAACCGCAACAACAGATTTCTTTACATTAACCTCCATCCCAATATTCGACATAAATATCAAATATTGTTCGGCGACTAACTTATGAAAAATAACGATGTCATCCCCTAAAAGTTCATATCCGTCCCATCAAACCCCATGTTTTGCAACACGAGCCTTAATAGCACATCACTGAACAATCAGGTGATGAGTAAGTGCCAACATATTGAAAGAGCTCAAAGCACCCATTGGTTGCCCAACAGCATACTTCAATTCTTCCTCCGTATTAGTACCTTTTACAACGCTACCCGTTTCAAGCATGTAAACTCGATCCACTAACAATGATTTCCAAGCTTCAGCCACCGGCGCCCCTAAAAGAGGTGTCAGTATCGAAACTTGTAGATCAATTGGTAGACGATCGGTTGCTGCACTTAAATCATAACCAAAAGAATGACCATACAATTTGACCTTTGAAAAACAGCGGTTTACAGCCGCTCTTTGATCAAATGTACCGTCATTCGGTAATGACTTAAGGATTTCAGAGATCATATCATGCAACGGCTTCAATACAGACTGAG